ATACGACTGAGAACCCTTTGTCGCTTGAGTGTCAGTTAAGTGAACCACACTCATTCTAATAACTTACTTGTCCAGATAGCACAAGTAATGAAACACTACTATCTAAACTCTCGCTACACTTAGAGAGCTAGTTTTAAACTAGAACACAACGATGGTAACTCTTACTTTAGAGATTCCATGACCGAGAACCGGTATCGTGTAGCATTTTCATGTTTTTCATATGTTCATATTTCATAATTACATTATTACATTTATATATATATCCATTACATTTATTACATCTCCCCCCTGTACAATCTACATCTTGCATGGAGGAAAATTATCCACTGAAGAACCCAAAAAGCAATCGCCTTTGAGCGTAAATTTAAAACATCTTCAGTGCGGCCTAAGGACCTTGATACAGTATCATAATAGGCTCGAGGCTCATCACACTTTGTGTGTAGAGCTTCTTGCGGTAAAGGATTACAGAGTGCCTGAGAGACTCTAAAGCACGTTTTGGACGTGTACTGTATAGGAAGGGTGATAACGGCGCCGTCGTTACACCAGAAAACCCCAAAAAGCGGTGGCTTGGAATGCCACGTTCTGTTTGATAAACAGTTTGGTTCCCTAGGCGTGCACACTAGTTTTGTGCAACTTTGGAAATGATTGGGCATCCACTTACCGTAAATCTCTCCGATTTACATTCAACCACTCCCGTTGCGCTCCTAACCCGTTCCCAACAATCCTAATAACTTCCATGACAATTACAATTTTAACAACATAACAAATGCCATCCCGGTCAGTATAATAGCTTAGGGGATTAATTAAAAATGACGTCAATTGAGAAGAACGAAACTCCTGCACTTTCGCCATCACCCAGTGATGAGCGGTCCCTCCCAGAGGTTGAAGCACTACCCCGTGCGTTGGATCTCAAGCTCAAAAAAGCTTGTAGAGAATACGCACTCCAGGATGCCATAGGAAAAGTGGCATCTGCAGTGGATCTTGATACTATAGATGTGTCTGCTGTTCATGATTATATGGACCTGACCGCTCAAAATCCACCTTCACTCGAGGAGGAACCACCATCCCTTGAATTAGATGAAGAAATTCCTGAGGCCCTTCGTTCTAATCTAGACGACGACGACGATGACGATGAGGAGGTTGGCG